CATACGCCTTAACTATCTGCTCTTTCTCCATTTCTTTGGCTTGTTCAATTTCACCCATCATACTATTTTTGATACGCATTGGTAATTGTTCTACCAACCACTCTACTGCTGTTTGTTTCATATTAATGTGTTTTATAGCACACAAAAGTGCATTAGTTTATCCTTTTAATTACAGGTTATAACCTGATGATAGGGTCCCCTGTGTTCAGGCTATAACCTTAAAATTCGTCAAGTTTTTTAAGTCTATAAGTCTATAACCTGATATTATATCCGGAAATTTTCCGGATAGAGCTTATTTTTTTCCGGGTAGTTCCTCTCCATCTTTACCAGAAACTATACCCATTAGCTCTTTCATAATAGCATCTTGTGTATCTCCCCAAAACATATTACATTCAAATACATTATCTGTAATAGCATATGGTGGACTTAAAAAGTATGCTTGCCAAACGTTACTTGGTTTAGATGTAAATCTTTTACATTTTTCTTTTACTGGGCATTCAAACCCATGACACATTGTTATATCTGGCATATCTTATTCTTTATCTGATTTATTTCTTTTCCTTGACTCTACATAATCTATAACAAAACCCCCTGCAACTATTAGGTTCATACCCAGGGACATAAGAACCTCATGTAAATCTTTGTATACATTAATAGAAAGATGTATATGACCCACCACCCAAAAAGGTATGGACAAGTTTTGGCTTATCCATACCAGGGTATATTTTAAAAAGTGTTTCACTGTTTGATTACAGCATTAAGTGCAGCTGTACTTCCAGTCATTTTAAATTCATGAGTTTCAGTAGAACATACATGATCATAGACTCTCACTTTTAATCTACTAGCTGCTTTAAAATCAGCTACCATAAGTGAATCTGATAATATGTTGGAAACCATAAATACTGATTCATGATCACTACTTACATGTCCCCATGTTTGGTATAATTTATTTACACCGTTTACTACGAATAATAAATCTACATTTACTGGATCATCACAAATAAATAATCCAGAAATATAAAATGCAACTTTATCAGTCCCTCTTTCAAGTTTTAAATACTCATCTTGTCCATCTTCAGTATATGCAATTGTATATGCACGACTAAACCCATCATCAACTTTCTTGGTAACCCATTGTGCAAATGAATTTGCTGTAAATAAAATAATTCCTAATAATACTAATATTAACTTTTTCATTTTTTTGGTTTTTTAAGATTTATGACTTCAGGTTCATTTTTAATCAGTTGTTCCTGTTCCAACTGTTCTTTTTTTTCATTCTCTTTATAGGCAATATACTCAGATAAAGAAATTGCTTCCATATCTCTGTTTTGCATTTCTATAAAGACATCTTTCATTCTTCCCATGCTCGTAGACCTTTAATTAATAATTCTCTGTAAGCTTCAGTACTAGTTTTTAAATCCTTGATACTCTGATACTTTTTAATTCTCTTATATTCAGAATTACTTATGTGAGTAACAACTTTTATAATCTTTTTACTTACTGCTCTTGATTCAAAATCATGTGGAAATTTCTCAATATAATCCTCAATATTGTGTAAAAATATTGGATCCTGTATAGTAAGCATATCTTTTGCAATGTTCCTGGAATGATGCACTGAGCACCTTTTTATTCCTGCATACTGAGATACTCTATGGTCATTGTAATTATATTTATTTACTAATATTCCTATTAGATAATTTCTTCTATCTAAATATTCTCTTTTTCGGGTTGGTGCACATATATTCTTTAATTCAAGAATTATGTCCTTGTCAGTATACATATTGGAATAAAACTTTAAATTAATTCTAAGTCAGCTTGTTTAACTGTCTCTTCTTTTTCTGAGTAGACTTCTGTTAAAAGATCTATAGGTAGAAACCTTGACATATCATAAAGTTCATAGGGAAAGGACTTGGAAGATAACTGTACTTCTTTGAGTAAAACACCAAAGACATTATCTTGAAATCCCATTCTTACAATCCTTGTGATAGTATATATTTCTCCTTCTTTAACCCACTCACTCTCAGGGACTTTACTTGGCTTATTTGAACTATCAATACACACTGCTCTCATCTTCTTCAATTGAAACTTTGAGGTCTAAATTAGTAAGATCTGTTGATAATTCCAAAAGATCCATGTAATTTCCATGTTTTATAGGACATTTACCCTTTAGGTGTGTAATTAAAGCACATTGTTCTGCTTGTGTAGGTTGATGTTTACAAAGACTAAGTAAACAAGCCATTACATATGGAAATGTATTCTTGTCATCATTATGTAAAACTAATTTGTGTGTTAAAACATCATTCATAGTACAATATATTAATTAGTTGTTATTTATAACACATAACTCTTCCAAACTATTTTACTCTGGTCAAAATCTTCTAAAGATTCTTTGACCCATTTCTCATCTACTGTACCAATATAACATAATATATGTATAATAGCTTTATCATCAGGGTTTAAACGCAATAATCTTCCAATTCTTTGTGAACTTTTTCTTTCATTCCCATAAGCATGTAAGATTATACCTTGTTTTAAACCTGGGATGTTTACACCTTCATTTAACTGAAGCACACATGATAGCTTTGTAATATCACCAGCTTTAAAGTCTTGTAAATTTGTTTCAGAATCAGGATTGCTACTGTGATAACTATGCGTACATAATCTGTCTGCTTGATCTTGAGTATTAGCAAAGACAATACACTTGCTTGTGATACTGTCTAACAATGCTTTAGCATATTTTTCTTTACTAGCATACTCCATCATAGCTTTCATTCTCATTACCCTTACTATGTGAGTAGCTCCGGGTGTAGTATCTATTCTATTGCTCCAGTAACCATAATTCTGTAACTCAGAACTCATGAAATCATTGTTCTTTGTTTTCACTCTATAGTTCTTTGCAGTATCTAGTTTAATCTCATGTACTATTATTTGATAGTCATTGATAATTCCGGACTCTATTGCATCATCTGCTTTAAAAGTATATACTACTGGACAGAACTCTTGTACTAGTTTACCTTTCTCAGAACTCTTATGCTTAGGTGGAGTACCTGTTAGACCAAGTACCATTCCTGAATAATTATCTAAAAAAGTTTTGTGACTATCAAGTAAGGAATGAACCTCATCAAAGTAAATACAATCATACTCTCCTGGGTGATGTTTATTCAAGCTTAGATAAGTTGTAAATGTAACATTTTCCAATAGTCTACTCATGTTAAACTTTTCTGCTTCATATCTCCATGAGCTTATAATAGATAATTTGGGAGCTACAACTAAAATACTACGCAAAGGAGAATAGTGTTTTTCCATGTGCTTTAAACCTACAAGGGTTTTACCCACACCTGTACCAAGTACAATAGTGCATCTTTGTTTACCCTCAGTAGCATTTATTGCTTCTGTTTGTATTTCTTCTCTGTTCATAATTGTTAAGTTATTTTAAATATCCAAGAGCTCTAGACTCTTTCGGGTGTGTATGTACCCAATCATGGCAGTTCCTACAGACCGCAAGCCATGTAGACTGCACTAAATAAAAAGCATCTCTATTAGCACCAGCATGTGTATGGTGTACATCTGTGGCATTAACATCACAACCCTTCACTGCTATTTGACACAGACTGAAATCTGTAAGAAATCTCTTTCTTAGTTTAAGATACTCTGCGTCTTTCTTTTTCCTTTTAGAAGAAACCTGAGGGATTTTATAATCAGTTGGTTTCTGTATATTATCTTTATTCTTGGGATTTTGGCAACTCCAACAATATTTACAATACTTGAATCCCTCATGGTTCTTCCAAATGACAGTCATCTTCTGACAACCATCACATTCTTTAAGCTTTTGCTGCATTCTTTAATCTTGGTAATTGATTCTGTACTCCTTCTAAACTTAAAAAGTTTTTAGGAAGTACACCTTCAGATATAAAGATAGTGATAATTTGTTGTTTATCAATACCTAAATCTTTAAAGTTTAAAGTGTTGATGAACTTCTCATCTGTTTCAGAATGTGCTATCATAGCTTCAGTCCAAGGACTATTGGGAAACAAACTCTTGAAGATATCATTAGTGTACTTTATAGTAACACTTTGCTTATAGATGTTTAAAACAGACTGTGCTCGTTTGTAAACATTTATTATTCTTTGTTTCTTTTTGCTACACATTGTGTCTAGCTCTTCTTTTGTCAGTGCATTTAGACCAAACAATGCTCTCTTGTACAAATAATTTTGATATTGGTTATACCCATCAGTTTCATACTGAGCATATGTTTTACCTGCATTTAACTGATATTCTCTTAAATCCTGTTTTAACTTTTCCATTTTATACATTTTTTTTCATATTAATAAATCATAAAAAAAAAGGAGGACAGTTTCCCATCCTCCTTTTACTATTATCAAGTAATACCTAATTAGATATTAAAGTCTTGACCTGCTGCACTTCTAATAGCAGAACTATTAGACTGTGCATATGCAGAACGCAATTGTTCTACATTATCATGTTTAACAAGTGTATCTTGTGCATTAGATGCAGTAGAATATACTGCTCTACGATAAATTGGCTGACCACCTACAGTACAAACAATTCCTGTTTCACCTGCAATTTTAAGATCACGCTCTGGAGACTTTTTATTGAATGCAGTCAAAGACTCTTCAATAGTAATAGTTCCCGGTAACTCTTGTCCTGCATAGAATCCCATTGCTGTTAAGTCAGCAGTAGCACCTTGCAATAAAGTAGAAACTGTTTTACGCTCAATAAAGTTATTGTTTCCAATTACTGTACGTACTTGCTCTAATCTTACAGAAGCAAATTCTGGGTTGTTTTCAGAAACTCTAACTACTGCACCTGTAGTAGCATCAGCTACAATTTTAACTGTTGAATTCATAATTCTTGGTTTTAATAAATAAATAAATAAATAGATTTTTGAGTTGAACTTTACTATATCATTAGTTACTCATGCTAAGTGATAAGTGTTTAGTATTGCATATCGCGATTAGCAATACTAGTTATCCAGTGGGCCCCCTAAGTCAATAATATCATCAAAAGGAGAGTCTTCTGATGGTATATTATTTAGCTCCTCTTCATCCTGTGGAAGGAATTCAAAGTCATAATACTTTTCTTTTGTGTTGTTTTCTACAGCACTACCGCAAAAAGGATCTGTTATATGTTCACCAAAATCAATAGACAATAAAAATTGCACATCTAGATCCGTAAGTTCTAAATATTCCTCTATTGAAAGATGAACTACTTTCCCACTTGGTAACTGATATAGCATTTTTTATATATGTAGTAAAGATACGTGATAAAATCAAGTACAATTGCTTGCATAATATAATATAGTGCAGTATATAGCTAACAATAAAAGGGGGACATTATATCCCCCTGTTATTTAGTCAGGAAAAGCATATCACAGATATACTGTCTTAAATTTCATCAATAACTCTTAATGATTCTGAGAAAACATAACAAGTTTCAAGTACTCTTGTACCATCTTTAATGTTGGTATAAGAAACAGTATATGGAGAATATTGGTTAAAACCTCTAAATTCTCTTACAGTTACCATAACTTCCCCAGCATCATTTACTAAATCTGATGCAGCTATTGCATCTTTGTCAGAACCATATCCTAATTCTTTAAGCCGCAAATAGCATAAAGTTCCATTTGAAATAACTTCAGGTAACTTATTGCCAATCATTAACTTAAAGAAAAAATTTATAGCTGGAGCAGAATCACAAAGCATTGGAGTTAACAGCTTTACAAATTCATCCTTGTTAGGATGTTTAATAATAGAATCTAATGCTTTTGCAACATCAGTATCTTCATAGTTTACGTGAATTGTCATCTTTTGTATTTTTCTGCAATTGTTTTAACTATTCTTGAATATTTGTTTCCTTCAGCATATGACCGGTCTAAGTATGCATAGTATTCTTTTTCTGTTTTAAATCTGTGTAAATATACTGCATAATACAATACATAATCCATTACAGATTCTCTCCAGTGATTATACTTTGCATGACCCCTGTTAGTACCCTTATTTGTAGTTGGTCTTATCTTAGCTTCTTTCATACCAAAGAGATTATTGTTTTCTCTGAATATCTTAGAACTAAAATTACCTGATTCTAACTGTGCTTGTGCAAGTACAATATGCGGGAATCTAAGATTAAGAGAATATACATATTCTACAAGAGCCTCTTTAGAAAACGTACTATCAATCTTGATAATATATTTTTCTTTAGGCTCTACTGCAGCATGCATAGCTTTCTTTTGTTTTGATGTAACTGCTAAATTGACTACAAAACTAAAAAGTAATAGTATTAATAGATAAATAGAGTTCCTTTCTACATTTTTCATAATAAAGTTTTTAGTAGTTCCACCTGGACTCGAACCAGAAATACAAGCTTAGAAGGCTAGTGTTATATCCCTTTAACTATAGAACTATAAAACAGACTATTACACCTTTCGTCTGTTTCTTGCGGTTGTAAGTGCACGCAAATATAGTTAAAATTCTGGACCTAACTCCTCCCATGTTTTATCATCATCAGCTAAAATCCACATATTGGCAACAAAGCCATAGGGACTTAGTAGATATTTGGCAGTTGGGAATACTACCATTATATAGCTATTGTCAGTTTTTGTTACACTGACAAGGTGTTCTTGTTGAATACTTTCAACATTTTTTACAAACTTTCTTTCATCTTTTGTAAGGCATTTGAATTTGTCTTCATCACCTGCAAAAGACATAAAAGAAATTAAACTGGAAATAATCAGAAAAATTTTAATCATAATAAATAAGTTTTAATTAGTGCAGTAAACAATAAGACAATGGCAAATGCAACAAAAACTGTAAGCACCCATTTGTAGGATATCATTATTTCTTCAAACTTGATCTCTTCATCTACTTCTGTTAAATCATGTTCTAAATCAGAAACTCTGATACCAATAATTTCAGGATCAGCACCTGACTGATAAGCTGCAAGCATACAGCTGTATAAATCCTGCTTATACTTCTTGAGCTTATTTAATCTTCTGTAAATCATATGTGTTAAATTTTGTTAAATAAAAATGGGGACTATTAATCCCCATTAATTACATAGTAAGTTTAATTACTTACTTACAAGATCATTATTCTGGTGCTCTACCTGACCGTATGCATCACAACCGTGTGTAGTACCACAACTTGCAAGAACTGCAAATGTTGTTATACAAACTACCCATAAAAGGGCAATAAATAGTTCTTTTTTCATAATCATAATTTTAAAATGGTAAATCTAAATTTGCGTCAACTATTATTTCAAACTTACTAGACATTGACCGGTCTAATAAATCAGCTTTCTTCATTACTAGTGTATACAGCTTAGCATTAACTTGCCAGATTCTTGTATCATCATAGAATTTTAAGTACTGATCATAATCACTAAAGACACCTTCTATTCTACATAGTAAAGGTTTCTCATTGGATACTCTACAGCATAGCAATCCATATGCAGATGCTTTAAGCATATCATCTGGAGATAAATTCATATTGATTTTTACAATCTGTTTACCACCAATATTGTGGTAGCCCCAAGGAATGGTTTTGTTCATAAGTGTAATTTTTAAGGGTTAATAATCATATTCTTTGAGTGGTACTATAGACCGTACCACTCATCATTGTCAGATTCATACTGCTGAATTTCTGCCTCACGGAAGTTATCCATTATACCAGAGCTTCTATTAACTGTTGGTGCAGCATTCTTTGCTACTAATGTTTCATAATACAGAATAACATCTGTAACACTGTAGTTTGGGAGGATACTACCATCTAATAGATTGGTAAATCTTTCTCTAGTTTTCTTAAGTGCTTCTGCTCTTGTCATAAGTGTAGTTTTAAGGGTTAATAAATTGGGCTATATAATTGACGGGCAAATATCCCGGAATCTTCCTCTATGTTGCTCTAACTGTATATAGAGATAGTAGTAGTAATACCATAGCAGAATAGTACCAAGTGCATGTAGGGTATAATACTAGTATCATTGATAGACTCTTAGTTAGTTAGCTATATATTATCTATAACTAATACAAGTATATATTAGTAATATAGATAGTGATACTAAAGTAAAGATAGAGTAAGTGTTTTATTATCAACTAGTTACACTAACTTACTTAAACTAATTTATCCACGCAATTGCTTATTGCATAGACTGTATCATACTATATACTGTACTATATATACTATATATAAGTAATAGACTGCAAAGACTGCAAACCCACACAAGTAAAAAGAAGTAATCTTAAAGCTGCCGCAGGCAATATGAAAAAAAAGAGACAGTGTTATTTCTAACACTGTCCTTTATCACCCACTACTTGATACCTACCACCGCAGTTAAATCTGCAAGTGAAAAGGTACTTACAACCTTACGTTCCCCAACAGGATGTACCATATAACCCGATACTTCATCCCCATTGTCATTGGTTCCTTCAATCCAAGACACCTGTAACTCCTTAACATTCTGTGCGTTAATACCTTCCACAGACTTTGCCAGCATTGTGATTACATCTTCTTTGTCAGTTTTAAATACCACATACTTATTACCTGACTTTTTGCTCTCGCAAATATCAAGACCTGTGGATTTAATATCACCAAAAAACTGCACTAAACCGGTTGTTTTACTAAAATTCATTTTAGACATAATAAATAATTTATAAGGTTAATAATCAAAACAAGTAGAAAGAAGTAAAATAAAAGCTGCCCGAAGGGCTATATGAAAAAAAGAACTAGGGGATTAACCCTAGCTCTTTGGTAATATATATTACTTACCCGCGCTTGTAAGTAAGGCCATAGTAATCATTCCTGCAGAAATGTTACTACTAGTAGTAAGGGTAATCACTCCCTAATTCTATGCATTGCCTGTACCTTTTGGACAACACACAAGATAAGTATAAAGTAGTAAAATAAAAGCTGGCGTAGCCAATATGAAAAAAGAAAAGGGGGTTTAATCCCCCATATCAACTGAATAAGCAATCCTTGTTTCTAGGTTGCACATTAGTACAGAACAACCACCCCAATCCTTATATACTCTAGTGTAATCACCTTGAGGTATATTGATTCCTGCATTTAACCAACCAAGATGTTTAACACCTTGTTGTTTTAAATCTTCTAATGCTTCTCCATAAGAATAATACTTGTCCTGTAACTTAACTTTTAAAATCTCTGTCATAGTATATAGTTTTAAATTAAGCTAAGTAAGAAGAAGTAAAAGAAAAAGAAAGGGTGTTAACCCTTTCTGATTTTAAACTTCCCATACACGTGAGTGCCTTGGTTCTGTAGAGTATATCTCTTCCAATAAGCCAAGTCCCTTGTTGGGAATGTATATGACTCTCTAACTTCAGAGCCATTAACAATGTATTCAAGTATCCACATAAGTATTAATTTAAAGCTAGTAGAAAGAAGTAAAAATAAAAAGGGGATTACTCCCCTGTATTACTTTCAATTGCATCTACCTCAGCTTCAATAGCTGATTGTAGATACTCAATAAGTTCATTTAACCCATGTCTGTGCCCTAATATGAAATTATATTCATTCATATCTTCAGAAAAATCTGGGTTATCATCATTAGCCCACTCAAGGTCTACGTCTTGATGAGTTAATCTATTATTAATTAACTCAACAATTTTTATTAAAGTTCCTGTGTCCATAGTAAATAGTTTTAAATTTAAACAAGTAAAAAGAAGTAAAAGAAAAAGGGGAATTAATCCCCTAACATTGGTGCAAACATACCTGCCCAAAACAAACTCATTACTCCCATTCCTAATAGAATGTGTGTACCCATAGAAACAGCAAGTCCAGAGATAGATCCCATAATTGCAACAGCAAACAAATAATTTCCAATCTTTTTCATAATAAATAGTTTAATAGTTTAAGACAAGTAAAAAGAAGTAAGAAAAAAAGAAGAAGCCTAAGCTTCTTCTTGTTGTACTTGTATATATACTAGCACTAGCACTATACCTACCCAGATTAATTTTCCGATAAATGGCATCATTGTATTTAGTTTAATTGGTTCACAATAAGTAGAAAGAAGTATAAAAAAAAGATGCCTAAGCATCTTTCTTTCTAAGGATTCTATGTCTAATGAATCCATTAGGCAACACAGTTTCCTCTGCCTTTATGAGAAGCCCAGTTGTGATCCAGGTGTTCAGTAGTTTCTGCATATATGCAGATGAACACACTCTGTCATCAGTAGTGGACTTCTCAATTCTTAGCATTGGATCTTCAAGCATGAAGATAATTTTCACATCAGTTCTCATAGGTTTAGAATTTAAAAGTTATTCAATACAAGTAGGAAGAAGTAAAAAAAAAGAGAAGAGGGCTTAATGCCCTATTCTCCTACACTATCAAGCATTAGGATTTCTTTCCCAGCCTTTGATAGTTAAAATCCCGTTAATAATTACATAAGTTACCATGTCTTTAGATTTAGTTGGTTCAAGACAAGTAGGAAGAAGTAAAAAACTTTTCTCCCAGCAAACTTTTTAGAGAATAGTTTTGGATTTCAAATGTGCGCCAGCCAAAGTGCAGGGGGTATGTGCAGTTGGCAAGAGGGGGGGAGGGTGTTGTTGTATGACCCCACACATCCTACTAAATACAAAGTTTCCAAATAGGCTAGAGATAAAAAATTTTATTTGAAATATTAAAATATAGTTTTATATTTGCGGTGTTATATATTGGGTTAATATGTAAGACATAGGTCTGGAGTTGAAAGCCCGGGCCTTTGTTATGTTATTTAAATTTGTTATATGGAAAAATGGAAGATATTCTTCCTATATGTATTTGCTTTATGTATAGGGATTGTTATTGCTTGTTCTATGTCTGGGTGTAAGTCTCCGCAGAATTGTGATACCTATGGTTCTTTTGATATTAAAGGGTATGAGTATGTCCAGGTTATTGGTTATACAGATACTATACCTACCTTGGGTGAGAATTTAATTCATCTTCCTATAGGGGAGTATGAACTTAGAGTCTGGGAAAGTGGGCAGTCTAAAGTATTAAAAGTTAAATTATAATGGCATATCTAAATTCTAATGTGCCTACTATAACTTGTTTCATTAGGAACGAGTTTTTATTTAATCATGAAAAAGGTCATGGAGAATATACTCTAGCAGATGTTCACTCTGTAGCTTCTATACAGAAGAGAACACCTTTGTTTGAAGCATTCTTAGAGAATGGAGTTAATTGGACCCGGAGACCTATTAATGCTTTTTGTTGGAGGAAGGATGCTGAGGTATTACCTATAACAGAATATGTATACTGGGATTGTTTTTCTTCTTATGTAGATGTACAAGTTAGAGAAAGGTTAGCTGGTTTGCGGGCTGATCTAATTTCTATAACAAAAGTTAAAAGACAAGGTACTTATATGTTTACACTTGATTGGTCACATGAAAATAGAAACATGTTAGATACTAATTTCTCAGAGACACCTGAGCATAAGTGCGGGCATGTTTTTAAAATGGACAATGGTAATTATTTTATATATCCTAATAATAGAATTATATGGTCTGACAAAGCATGGACATATAAAAGGATAGATGAGAACCCAGGGTATAAGATTGACATGACTATTTACTCAGTAGAAAATAATACTGGGTATGAAACTGATTATAGTTACATGACAGAGTTTAATAAAAATAAATAAGATGGCAAAAGTAAAAGAAGGCACAGCAAAGTCAGCTAGTGCAAAAGTATCCCGGCCAGGGGTTCATGCAAAATCAGGAACTAGTAATCTAAAGAGTTCTAAGAATTATAAAAAAAAGTATAGAGCACAAGGTAGATAAAATAATTTTTATATATTTGCCTATGACGAATGAAGAAAAATTACTCTGGAAAAAAGCTACTGAGTCATCAGAGAACAATCTTCATGCGCGTGAATTATTTGAAAAACTAAAAACAAAAACAATGCAAGTAAAAGGAAAAAGGGTTTTGTTAAACAAACCAGAAGCAAAAGAATCAATGTTTCAATTAAGTGAGTCAGACAAGATGGCTATTGAGATGGACATGAGAAAGACATGGACTAAGTTAGAAGTTTATGCAGTGGGGGATGATGTAGAATCAGTAAAGCCCGGGGATAAAGTATATATGGGAATCACTGGGTTACAAGCATCTGAAGCAGTTGAGTTAGAGGATGGGATTAAGTTGATGGTAGCTGAGCGAGATATTGCAATAGTATGGTAAATCTAACTAAAGAATTTGAAGATATGTACGCTAAAGATCCAAATACAACTAATACAGAAATATACAGACCAACTTATTATGGAGAGAAAGATTCTACATATGAAGTCTTTAATGTATTAGAAGCGTGGGGGTTAGATGAAGACTTTTATCTTGGTAATGTTATCAAGTATATTGTAAGAGCTGGTAAAAAAACTTCTACTAAAAAAGAGGATTTACAAAAAGCTTTAGTATATTTACAAAGAAGAATCAATAAATTATAAGCCATGGAAGAACAACAAGCAGTATTAGAAACTAGGATTTATTCTTTTGGGGATATCTTAGTTGGTTTAGATTCAGAAGAAATCAATGAGCCCGAACAAATTATTGAAGTTAGAAAAATGTTTTCTAAACTAGCAGAAGACCTTAAGGATAACTACAATGAAAACAGATCACCAGTGAAAAGCTTATTGTTTGATCAAGCAATTGGAGATATCACAAGTGCATTGTTGATATCAGAGAAACTTTTAAAAATGAAATAATGAAAGCATTAGTAATTACAGTCATGATCTTAGCAATAGCCTTCCTATGGTTGTTAACTAATATTCTTTATAAACCTTCTTATGATAGAATTAAAAGAGAATATGTAATTGATGAGCCAGGAATGAGACTTGCTAATCTTTGCATAGTGATTATGTTATCTTTATCATTAGCAATGGGATTACTCATCTAACCTGTCCTCTCCAATCAGAATAGGTTAAATCCCCGGTTTGAATACTGGGGATTTTTTTGTATATTATATTATGGTTGAAATAGTTAAACAAGGACAAGTTAGTGTTACGGGTACCACATTGTATACCGGTACTGCTAGTTCACCAATAGTCAAAGTTATAAATCTTAGATTTAATAATCCTGCAGCATATACACTTAGATTAGATAGATATAATGCGGGGACATCTAATACTGAAACATTATATGAACTAACTTTATCTGCGGGAGATACAGTAACAGATCCATTAGTATATCCACTTAATGAAGGTGATCAACTTATTGTTTATTCAAATATATTAGGAACAGTATACTACTCATATATTTTAGATTATGCAACTAACTGATAAAAACGGTAATGTATATGGTGGTGGATTAGTAGTAACTGGTCCAGATGGTAAACCTAAAACAACAGGAGGAGGGGGTGGTGGTTCACCTACAGGTTCTGCCGGGGGTGATTTATCAGGTACCTATCCTAAACCTGGTGTACAATGGAATAATGGATTGTCAACATATAACAGAAAATATTATCCATTAACTTTAAATCCCGCTGGGTACTTAACAGCAATTACATCATCTGATGTTATTACTGCTTTGGGATATACCCCATATAATAGTACAAACCCAGCAGGATTTATAACATCATCTGCACTTACACCGTATTTAACTTCAGCCGTTGCAGCTAGTACTTATTATCCTTTGTCTAATCCTTCAGGATTTATTACAACTGCAGCTCTATCAGGTTA